ACCTCCATCAACGGAGATGTACCAATTACCAACATTATTCGCATTTGATGGAGACCGTGTCCAGTAAAGCTCATTCGTCATGTTGAATTTCGCAATTCTTTTGCTCCTAGCATCAGCGCCATCACCATCAATAAAGTAAGATAGTTTTGCTCCATCTATTGGGAGGCATGAGGACAGGCTGTTATTTAATCCAATTTCATATCCGCTTATTGGGAATACTCGGCATTGCAGACCGTTTTCTCCGCTGTTAACTGTAGCAGAACCATTCCCAACACAATACGGCACTTTCACCGTTTTAATGGCTGCTTGAACTGGCAAATCGTAGTCCTTCATATATCCAGACATAGTGCTCAAAATGCTGGAACCAGGAAGCGCATTTCCTCCACCAGAGTTAAACGGTCCCATCTCACGGATGTCCTTCCGTAGCAACCATGTCCCTTCGCAGGACGCATCATAAAGCGGGCTGTCCTCCGGTATCCCCTGGTTAACCACCAGATAGTCCACCGGGGTTCCTTTCTCGTTGAGCCGCACAACCTTTCCGACCTCAAGGTCGCCCGCAGAAATACCGCTTGAAGCAGGAACAAAAAAGCGCGATACATATACCATCAGAGCACCTCTGACTTTAGGAATTTAAAGTTGTATGGGAGGATTAGGGCGCATCGATATCCTCCATGGTTATTAAGTACTACCCCACCGTGTTTACCAGTTGTGTAGCAAAGCAATACCGTATCATTATAGCTCGTCTCCCATGCAGTCCTTGTATAATAAATATTATCAGCACTACGTTTTTTGGTGGCTGATTCGCCTATTCCAGACTCAAAGTATGCAAGTTTGGCTCCATCAATCGGGATATTGGGAACATCCGATTTGTTAAGCCCTATTTCGTATCCACCCAGCGGGAATAATTTGCAATCCAAACCGTTCCCTCCGCCGTTAATAGTTGTATAATCTCCACCACCAACGCAGTACGGTATCTTGATTGTCCTTATGGCTTCTTGTACTCGCATATCATAGTCCTGCACATATTTAGCCATTGTGGTCATGATTGTGCTTCCGGACAAGGTGTTTACATTGCTGGTATTCCACGGCCCATTCTCACGGATATCCCTCCGTAGCAACCATGTCCCCTCACACGATGCATCATATAGATTGGACGGTATGCCCTGATGTACTACCAGATAGTCAATCGGGACCCCGCTTTCATTTAGATGTACTACCTGTCCTATCTCCAAATCACCAGCAGAGATCCCCATATCCCCAGTTGGGCCGCCCCTATGCAAGAACACCATCATCCCACCCCCACATTGACCGGGATGTTGACGGCCGGGGCCTCTGCCGCGTAAAAGGTCAGTGTCCCAGCTCCCTGCACGGCGTTCTGCGCTGATGGCCCCATCCAGGCGTTCAGCGCCTCTGCGTCCGCGTCCAAATCTGTACCACTCAGCGCTACGTCTACACTCACTACCGCTGTGTCTGCCGCCACAATGGAGCAGGAAACCGTCTGGCTGTACCTTCCGTTCCCACCTTGCGTCCACCCGCTAGACAGCAAAGTAATTGTGGTACTCTTGGCCGGATCTCCTTTGCTGTTCCAAGCGCTTTTTTCTGTATCGCTTACTGTTCTGTGGCTTTCATCTGCTGGTAGGTCTGCCAGCTTTGTACTGTTTGGTAAAGCACCAACCATATTAGCCGTGTAATCCCCCTCCTGGGGGACAACTGCACCAGATCGTCCGTTGAAGGTGATCACACCGCTGCTACCTCTGCCCGCCAGCTCGTCGATAGCCCCCTGCACGTTTGTAGCCTCCAGGCCGCTGCCCGTGTTGCTGTAGCCCACCTGTTCGGCGGAGAGGTCGCCGACCTCTCCGTCTTCGGTTACTTCGATGGTGTACGGCCCTTCGCCCAGGCTCTCCCCCATCTGCATCGTGCCGCCGCCGGAAACAGTTACAGCATCTGCGGAGTCCTGCTTGTTCTTAGCCAGTTCTTTGATTGCGCCTTGCACATCATCTGAATCAAGGCCACTCGTTCCTTTATCGTATAGAATCTGGCTTGCTCTAAATTGATCTTCCGCTATAATAACCACTTCGGACTGTTCTTGGGGTACAATATTGGCGATAACAGACCCGCCGTAGTCTACAGACGTAGACGAAAAGGAAGCCACACTGTCTGTTACAGTCGAAAGTGGAATTACTTTGGTATCGGTTCCTGCCGATATTTTTGAAAGCACGGTTACCCTGTTCAAGACTGCTTGCGTTATTTCAGCAATCGTGTGGTCAGCCGTTCCGAACGGGGAATCTCCAGCCGGTGGCGTTATATTTACATACATCACAGGCTTGTCTGCCCACTCTGCCCCGCCCTCCGTTTTTTCCAGCAACTGCCCCACGGTTCCGCCCTCCGGCAATCCACTGGGGGCCGCCTGGGGGATTGCGTTGCCCTCTGCGTCAAAGCCTACCACCTGACCCGCAGTTCCAGTCAGTTTGTCTTGCTTTCCGCTGCCGTCGATGGTATACGTGCTCCCGCTCTGGCTCCCATTCAGGCCGCCGGATGCGGCCAGCGTGAGGGCGTTTACTCCGTTGATTGTAGCGTCCTTGCCATCGGCCCCATCCTGACCGGCCGGGCCGGGGTCACCATCCGCGCCCGGCTGCCCCTGCTGGCCCGGCGCGCCGTCCGCTCCAGCGGGGCCGGTCAGCTCGCCGGAGTCGTACTTCTCCTGAAACGTCTGCCCATCTGTGAAGGTCACCAAATCGGCGGTGTAGTCCCCCTTGACGGGTCTCACCGCTCCTGTCCGGTTGTTGAAGGAGGTCACACCGCCGCCCGCCGCGTCCTGGGCCCGTGCAGACCAGTATTTGGCGTTGTTGGTGTCCTCCCCTTCCCGCGTTCCGGTTCCGCCCACCGCCCAGCTCTCCGCCTCCGTGGCGGATGCCGCGGCGTTTTCCTCCGCCTGACCGATGGACGCGGCGCTGGCGGCAGCCGCTTCCGCGCTCTTCTCCGCCGCGGCAGCCTTTTGCCCGGCCAGCTCCGCGCTGGCCGCAGCCTCTCCGGCGGAATCACTTGCATTTCCAGCCGCCGCCTCTGCGCCGTTCTTGGC